GTATCGTATATCAAATCTACTTCTAATATAGACATCATATTCTTCATCGATTAAATCATATACCTTTGAAGCCGAATACCACATTGATTTTGCATTCTGAAGTGGTTGTCTCCAAATAGGGTCTACTATCCCTTTATCATCGAATACTTTAGGTTGTTCTAATGCACATTTGGTAGGTTTAAATGTATGAATTATATCATTTAGGTATCCATCGCTGTATTTGTAAATCTGCTTAGGTTTATTATGAAAAAATTGAGTTGCCTCAAAATTGCCACCTTCCCATGTATGCAAATAAACATCACAATCGTATTTATCTAAATAAGATTTTTTTAATTCATCGTATCCTAAATAATAATTTCTAGGTTGACCCGATAGTAATATAGCTACTTTCATTTATAATCGTTTATATAATCTGAACAAATTCCTATACAAGCATCCAAATCATCATTATGAATTTCTGGCATTACTGCAATACTTCCTACTATTGGTTGTTTGCCAGGGTATGCCCAAATTATATTCATTGATGTAAGTGCTACAGTATCTTCTTGATGCCAAAAATAGTTAAATCCACCAATTGAATTAAACCACTCCATTGCTTCTATATTTTTACAATGTATCCACAATCTTTCATATCTCTGATTAAACCATTCTTGCGTTACACCATATTGTGGTTCATCGTGTCCTAATAGCAAAACACCTTCAATCATCCATACATCTATTTCTACATCATATTCTAAAGCAATAGCTTCATCAATATAAGTTGGATGGTTTTCTCTTTCTATAATTTTACCATCTATATTTCCTCTGTGTGATATTAGTATCATATTAATATTCTTCTCCTTCTATAATTTTTCGTGTATCCCCTCTTTCAGAATTGTGATTTTCGGATTTTATTGAATGATACATATGAACTCCAAATGCTCTAATTTCTTCAGAACGATTTATACCACCCTGATTAAATCCAACATTGAACAAATCATGTGCTCCTCCCCAAGTTGCGTTTGGGTTAAATACCATTCCAACTATTTGATTACAAATAGCTATTATATCATTTGTAAAGACATGTAGGTTGTAATCATTTTGAATGTTGTGTGATACAAATCTAATTGATGGGTCGGTATCGGATTTTCCATTTGATGAATACTCTTTGTATGGGTCGGTTAATGTACCAGGTGTATGTGGATGATTTGTACCTCCTCTGTAATATGTATTTTTTGTCACAGGTTCAAAAGTATTCAATGTACATAGTTCATCTATTTCATTTTGAAGTACTTTGGATTTAGCGTTGTATATGGGTAAACTCCATATTGAGTTAACTTCCGTATGCTGATTGAATATTTTATTGAAATTATGAGATACACAATAATCTGATTTTAACAATAAGGTTTTACCAGGGCTATTTAATCCATTTTCTATTAACATTGAAAATTGATTAATCAAATCTTGTGTTAATGTTTTTGGGCATTCCAATTGTTCATATGGGAATACTGCTAAATTCTGAATATACCCATTTACATCCAACTCTTTTATTTTATCTTGTAACCAATCATTATCGATTGTATGAGAGTGTGTGTTATAAATTATAAACCAATCCCAAGCTATTGGTGTAGTTTGATTACTTAATAAAGACCTTAAACTATATTCAGCATGTTCTTTTGTAAGAGTAGTATGTGTTGTAAATATACAATTATTCATATTATAATTTTTCAAAATATCCTCCAATATCAAATTTTGCTTTCATATTGATTGAACCTTTTTGGTTAGGAATAAATTTATTAGGGTCTACTAAACGAAAATCCACCGAAACTCTTGTTTCTTGGCTATCATTTGGTTTGTTTCCATGCATTAAATTAGCACCATTAAATACTAATATTTCACCATATTTTACTTCATAAGGCCTATAATCACCTGCATCTTCTTTAGATTCCATCCAAATTGTATTGGATTGGTTGGTATGTACAAATGGCATCCAAAAATTTACCTCACTTGAACCATGATTATATGTTTTATCTTTGTGCCACTCACCAACTCCTAAATTACCTTCTGCTAATTGAACTCTAAATGTTGGGATAGATTGATAAATAAGTTCATCATACCCAAATCTTTCTTTAAGTTCTTTTACTAATTCTAAGTAAATAGGTAAGAATTGTTCTTTGTATTTTTCGTAATATCTTTTATGCCAAATAGTAGATTGGTCTTTTTCTCTAACTAATAAGTCATAATGTTCTAAAGTATGTAAATTTTCTAATGGAATAGTATCTCCTTTCCAAACTTCTAGCATTTCCGAAACTATTTTTCTAAATGGATACTTTTGTGTATCATAAATTATTTTATATGGGGTTGGTAAATACATAAATTAAAATAAATTGTATTGTTTTTTTAATCTTAAATCGTTTTGTCTAATTTTTTGAATTTCAGAATCAGTATCTAATATGTTATTGGTTAGAGATATACTACCATCTATTTTAAAATTTGTAAGTGCATAATTTTGTTTACCAATTTCTCTATTTTTTACAAATAACCAATCATCTTGACACCATACTTTCATTTCTTCAGGTATAGGAATCCAACTATTTTTATGAATAAACATAGCTACTCCAAAATTACCATGTCTATGTGTAACTGGTGTTAATAGTAATTCATCCGATTCTTTCAAATCAATTGCATTACCAGCCATACCAATCACACCAATATCATCTGAAATATAATCATATAATACATCCAAAATTCCCCAATCCATCCAATTATCATCATTCAAAATAAATAATTTATCATGTTTAGCCATATTAGCTCCTTTATTCCAAGGAGCGGTTACATATGTATTCTTACCTTCTAATATGTGATTTAGTTTTGATAAATTTGTTATTGGAGTTTGATTAGTAGTATTATCAAATAATAAGATTTCACCAACCAATGAATGAGAATTTAACTCATTTAGTGTTTGGTTTAATCTATCACATCGCCACATCGTTGGTATTATAACTGAAATCATTGCTTATTAAAAATTTTATTAAATAAATCCATATAATTGGTGTATACTTCATTACCAATCGTATCAACTGATATCCATTGATTCCAATTAGTTATTGCATAGGTGTCGTAATTGGATGCTAAACTATGGAATGTACAATATGATTGGTCTAATGATACCATTTTACCAGGAAAAGCTTCTACACCATATCTTCCTTTTTCAAAATTGTTTATATTTGGATTATGTAATACATTATGTGTATTAAACCAAAAAAATGTACCACTATAATGCCAATCGCTTGTTACCCAAGGACTACAATTTATTTCTTTTCTTAAAATACCACTAAAATCTTTTTCAGTTTCTAAATTTAATTCAATTTCTTTTAAATAGTTTGATTCTAAATTAAAGAAATACATAGAATATAACCAATACTTTATTGTATCATCGTGGTAATTATCGGATGTACCACCTTTATTATGTGCGTAGAATGTTATAGAATTTTTATCTGATATTTGGTTGATAGATTCTATAAAGTATTCCGATTCTCTATTTTCAGGATGGTTTTTAACTAATTCAACATCAAACCCATCAAATAAAGATACTAAATGAGAATTGTCAATATCCAAATTATCTACGGATATTTTTACTATTTTTTCTCCATCGAAAATGTCAATATAATTTTTTAATAATGCAAGATTATATTTAGTATATTCACTTATGATTGAATCTTTAAAATAACAAAAATATATTAAATTTTTTTTCATAATTAATTTTTCCAAAATGAATAAATACCATTATTTAATTCATAGGATTCCCAAATAAATTGTTCTCTATTAGGTTGCGTTTTAGCCCATTCCCACATATCCCTTAAACCATCTTCTAATTCCGTTTTGTGTTCAAATCCTAATATATCAATCGATTTCTGCCAAGTTGGAATAGCATGTTTAACTTCATGTCTACCTTCTTTGTACTCAATTGTACCATCACCAATTACTTTTTGTAATACTTTACAAGCATCGTTGATTGTCCATTCCTCTACACCACCTAAATTGATAATTTGATTTGATGCTTCTGGTAAGATTGCTGATTTCCATAATGGTTCAACAATATCATCAATACAACTAAATGCTCTAGTTTGTTCTCCATCTCCAAATATAGTCATTGGCTTACCATTTAAGTGCTGATACATCCAAATACCTAAAACATTTCTGTACTTATCCCATATATTTTGATTTCTACCATACACATTATGTGGTCGAATTATACACCAATCTAACCCATGTTGTTCTCCTGCGATTTGAATATCCATCTCGCACCCATATTTTGCTACCCCATACGGGTCAATTGGTGTTTGTTGTTGGTTCTCATCAAAGATACCACCTTCACCATGCCCATATACTGCAAGAGTAGATGTAAATACCAATCTTGTGATATGATTTTTAATACATTGATTTACTATTCGTGTAGTTGCAATCAAATTATTTTCGTAATTGTATTGGCGAATGAATGGCGATAATCCTTCTGCTGCATATGCAGCTAAATGAAATACATAATCAAAATTTTGTTCTTGAAATAATGTATCCAAATCACAGGTAATTAAATTTTGTTGTAAAAATGTTATATTACTATTAACATTTTCTCGATATCCACCACTTAAATCATCAATACCAACTACATCTGTTTCTGGTTTATTTTCAACTAACCAATCAGCAAGTCTACTTCCTAATAATCCAGCCACACCTGTTATTAAAACTTTTTGTCTACCTTTGTTTAAAATACTTTTTATTTTATCAGCAATTGTTTTGCTTTTAGTATAAATTCCAATACCACAACTTCCTTTTACTCTAAATTTGTAACCATCCAAACTATTAAAAAATCTACCAACATCATTTGGAAAACATTCTGTATCATGAAATAATATGATTGAATCATCATGTGTAAATTTACTCCATGTCTCAAAATCATTTTTTACTGCTTCAAATGTATGTAATCCATCTATGTGTAATATATCAATTGTCTTGTCCCAAGTTTTAGCTAATTGATTAAAATCCGATTTAATGAATTCTATTTTTGAAATACTATATTCTTTTGAAAGTTCTTTATACTGATTTATAACAGTATCGTATGTATCTCTATATTCTGCTTCATTATTATTAATAAACCAATCAATTCCATATACATTTCCAATATTTGGATATGCAAAGCAAAATGTTGAAAACCCATAATCAATACCTAAATCAACTATGGTAGTTGGTCTAAATTCCTCTACTAATTTTATAGCTAATTTAGCATGTCCTTTCCAAGCAGATGAGTATTTTTGAATAATTTCTAAATAGTTTTCTATATCCATTATTAGTTACTTTTTATAATTTTCTAAGTAATATTTTAAATCTTCAGGCGTTCCCAATCCCCACATTTTTTCAATGTTAAATGTTTTAATCTTCTTACCATCTGCAATCGCTTCATTGAAAGTTGGACAAGTATAAAACTCATTGTTTGTTCTGATATTCTTATTAATCATTTGCTCTGCGTACTTTACATAATCAGAACCTTTAGCCCAATAGTAAACACCAACAGTTGCTATATCTGAAATTGGATTCTTCTCTGCTACTTCCGTTACATACCCATACTCATCCACTTTAGCGAATGACCATTTAGGGTGTGTTGCTGTGAATGTTAGAATACCTCCATCAACTTTTTGTTCAATCATCTTATACATAAACTCATTCGAATCCCACTCTACAAATTGGTCAGAGTTTGCCATAACTAATGGTGCATCATTGTCAATATGTTCTTTAGCTAATAGAGTTGTACAAGCTGCTCCTTCAGTCAAACCATCAACTTCTACAATCTTACAATTGGGAGTGATTAGATTCAATAGAGTATCTAAGTTATACTTCTCTCTATGCTCTTTTTGTACTACATAAATGTATGTGGCTTCTATATTTAGGTTATCTACTACAACCTGAATCATTGGTTTATTTTCAACATCGATTAGGGGTTTTGGAAATGTATAACCAGCTGCTTGGAATCTACTTCCAGCTCCCGCCATTGGTATTAATACATTCAACTTACCACCTTGCCATTTTGGAATACTCATATTCTTATTTGTTTCATCTAATTTACGAATAATTTTTGACAATACCAAATCTTTTGGAGAATCTACTCTTAATACATTTGCTCTACTTCTACTTGCTGCTAATAAACCATGTGGAGAATCCTCTACAATAAGAGTTTCTTCCGGCAAACATCCCATCATACTCATTGTTTTCCAATACATTTCAGGGTGCGGTTTAGAGTTCTTTACATCCTCATTAGAAATGATTAAGTCCATATACTCAATGATACCTATCTTTGCTAACATAACTAACACAGACCTTCTAATTGAGTTTGAAGCACATGCTAATTTATAACCTCTATTACGAAGTTCTTTGAACAACTCAATTTTTTGTAAATCAGGTTGTAATTCAGATATTGCTTCAATAGTAAGTTGTTGCTTTCTATTCCAAACTGTTTCGTATGTGTTTGGGTGTAATCCTTTGTTTTGAGTAAGTAACTCTAATTTTTGATTTGTTTTTAATCCATCATATATGGAAAGGTGTTCGGCTTCTGAAATAACATATTTGTTACTTTGTCCGATTTCCCATAAGGCTGTATTTAATGTATCAAAGTGTATTTGTTTAGCTTCTACTAATACCCCATCTAAATCAAATATTATCAATTTCGCCATAATAACTGTTTTGGTTTTCTTGTCTTTCTATACTTTTAATATGTCTAATACAATATACTTCATCTATTGGTAGATTGGTATATGTTTCAATTCCTTTAATTTGTTCATGTACTTTATTCTCCCAAAACAATTTTTTATCATTTTTGTAAATACGAGTCTGAAAATCAGGGAAATTTATGTATCCTTTATCATCTTGCTTCCATCCCCACTTTTGAATATGTTCTTCAGTTATTCCATTCACAATATTAATACGAGGAACTAATACCAAATCGGTATCGTTGTTATCTAATATTTCTTCTAAATTATGAATAAAATTTACATCCAAATGTTCATCGGCATCCAATTGGAATATCCATTCACCTTTGCAATATGAGTTAAGAAAGTTTTTCCAAGCAGCAAAGTCGTGATTAAATTCAGATTCAATTAAAGTAATTTTATCTGCACTTGCTTGTACTTCTAAATATTCAATTAGTTCAGGCGATGCCTTTGGTGTATCTAATAATACAACGATTTCTGAATTTTCTCCTTTGTAATTCCAAAGTTGAGTAAGTAAAGTTATCGTTTCTTCAAATTCATTACAAACTGTAATTGCGTAACTTAATTTCATGTAACCTATTTATTTTTTAATTGGGATGATTCATCTAATCCTGTAACATTTTTGTTAGTAGGAGTTAATGAATTTATATCCATATTTAATTCTATAATTTTTCCTAATCCACTTAATTTATAAGTTCTATATGCATCATTTGTAATTATTGGAACTTTCATAACCACTTTTTCATAAAAAGCTTTTGCTCCCCCTTTCATTTGTAATTTTTCAGTTTCTTCGTTTACAAATTTACCAAAAAATCTTTTTATCAATTCAGGATTTACATTCGATACTTTAACCGCATGTACTACATCTTTTGTTTTTGAAACAAACAATGTATAAATTATAGGAGCTGTTGTTTCTGTATAATTACCTTTAGTACCATCCACATATTCATATTGCTTTATAAGATAAAATTTAGCCCTAACCATTTGGTTCGGGCTAATTTGATTTCTACTATCAACAAATCTACGATATAGTGGATTGTATGTTTGCATTACTTTTCTACCATTTTTAATTTAGGTAACTTCATTGGTTGAAGTTTTGGTTTCTTATTATAAATACCATATTGAGTTAAAATGGTATCAAATAATTGAGTCATTTTTGTTAAACCAAAGTTTTGTTTATTCTGCTTAGCCAATTGAAATGCTTCAATTTTATACTTATCATAATTCTTATAAACATCTTTAATTTTAGGTAATGCCTTTGATACATTTACATTAAACCACTTAGATTCTTTTAATAAAAAATCATCTGCCGCTGATTCATGTACTTCTTTTAATTCACCTTCTAATAAAACTGCTCCATCTTTTAAGAAATCTATATGTCCACTCCAATTAGATACAATCACCGGCTTACCTGTTAAACTAAATTCTAAAAGAGGTCTACCAAATCCTTCTCCTTTTGTAAAGTTTAACATTGCTTTTACTTTTGGATGTTCATATAATCCATTCATTTCTGTTTGGGTTAAATCACCATGTAAAAGATAAACAGGAACTTTTTTGTAATCAGAACCTAATACTGCTCTAATCTTTCTAATCATATCTTCTCTATCTCTAATAGAGAATCCAGCTGATGATGTTTTAAGAACTAATGCTGGCTTTACTTTTTCGTTTTTGAATGCCATTGCGAATGTTTTAATCATCATTCCCACATTCTTTCTATCTTCGCCCAACTCGCCTCTTAACCAATGTCCTACAAATAAAAATGCGAAGTCTTCTTTGATTGAATCCAATTCTGAAATATGTGCCACTGTTTCAGTTCCGAAATCGTTTTCATCAAATCCTTCAAAAAGAACTTCAACCGGCTTTTCGATTTTGATTTGTCTAATTATTTGATTGGTGTTTCTATCCGTTTCATTGTAAACAGTTCCAACCAAACTTAATCTAGCATGCTCCGATGGAGTAATGATTAAATCCATTCTATTACATCCTTCAATCCAATTCATAGCACATGCAGTTGTTTCAATTGCGGCTGTAATACCTACATTGTAATAACCTAATGGTTGAAATTCATTTGGAACTGTAACTTGTATATACACATCTGGCTTCTCTTCGATTTTTCCAATCATATTATCAAGAATCCATTTATGAAATTGATTATCATAATTAAGTGCATCCATTGGAGTTTGCCCCCAACGAGTACTAAGTACTTTGATATCAAATTTATCTAATTTATATAGAGATTGTAATAAATCTCTTGCATGGTCGCCATATCCACTTCTCGTTGCTACCGGCGCCTGAAATACTAATGTTGGTTTGTTCATACTATAACTCTATTAATTTAAATCTTTGTTTTGGTTTCCAATTTGTAAATGCCCCTTCCATACCTTCAACTAATGTATCACACATTGCTTCTCTACTCAATTTGCCTTCTCCCATAAAATGTTTTCTACCTTGCAATGCAGCTTTTGTTCTTTCTTCTTTACCCATCTTATACCAATCCATAATCAATGGGGCTACATCTTCAAAATCAACTCTATCATCGAAGATATATGGAGTAGGAACTGAACCCGTTGTTGAACGAACTGGCCAAATTGGTTTAACCCAATCTCCCCAAACTACACCTGCTTTTTTATGCTTATCATGCAATGAACCGATTTCCACATAATCTTCTGCGGTTAATAGTTTACCACTAGCGATATCCCTAAATCCACATTGGTCTTGCAACCCACCTGTCACCGTTACGATGATGGGAGTTCCAGCCATTACCGATTCAGCAGTTGCTAATCCAAATCCTTCGTTAGATGCAATGTTGATTGTTACATCAGCCATATTATATAACCAATTCAATTGTTCTTCTGAATAACGATTGTTTGCAAATATTACATTTGTTTCAGGTAAACAACAATGTTCAATAGTAGTTGGTAAATCAGTACCATGCTCTTGTACGGGTTCGGTATGCATTAATAAACATACACTATCTCTTTTTTCTTCAGGCAATGCTTCTACAAATTTGTTAAATGCTAAAATAACATCAACAGGTTGCTTTCTTCTGATATTACGATTATTCCAGTAAAGAATAAACTCATATTCCTTATCACCTAAAATACTTTTCTTAAAATCTTCAGGAACATCAATTGGTTTGTATAATTCTGAATTAATACCATGTGGTACATAACTCACTTGCCAATCTGCTGGCTTAGTCCAATGTTTTTCTTTATTCCAACCATATACTCTTTTGGTAATACCATAAGTTTGTTTAGAAATACATCCAATCCAATCACAACTTTCGTAGTAATCTCTATTGTATTTAGGGTCTGGTAAATCATCCCAAATGTGATAAAAGAATAAAGGAGTAGTTTGTCTGATTTCATGTTCCATATCATACAACCAAATCCAATAACGAGGGTCAGTAAAGTGTAGAATTGCATCTGGTCTTTCAATCATTAATAATTGTCTGATAACATCGGCGTTACCATACCCATCAAATGGATAGATTTTTACATTTGCATCTGCTACACCTGTTCTAGCTCTTACATCTTCATTTAAATCAAATACTTTAC